AAATAAAGTTTGTATGATTGACTGTCTTGGTCGGTTACCCAATTTCTACCACTTCCATAGCCTAAACCAGCTCCAGTATCCTGTTTTTGAGCGTCGTTGAATTGATCAGAGAGAAGCATCTGAGAATCTCCCGCAGAGGCAAGTCCGCTTCTACCCGTATACCACGTGCCGACCATTTGTACTCCTTGATTACCTACGGTGGAAACACCAACACCGGTATCGATAGATTCATATGTAGTTAATGCTGACATCTTTTTGTAAAGTGCAGGCAATGTTGGATCTTGTATCCTTTTACTGTAAACTCCATAGGTTTTGCCATAACCGTTTGCTACAGGATTTTTGTAGCGAGGACTCTTATAACGATATTTCAATTGTGTACGATATCGACTTTTGAACGACTGTCGTATTCTGTTTCCTATAACACGACCTATTGCGCGACCGGTGTTCATCCATCTGCTGTTAGATTTACGAGGTGCAGATCGTTTTTTGTAGTAGTCAGTCACCTTCTTCTGTTTGCCTTTAGCCATGTGGGGTGACGTTATACAGCACGCCATTACATAACGTAAAATTTTTTGTGTAACAGAAGCCTGCAAATTTTTTGAAGGAGTGATCACGAAAAAAAGTATATAAGAAGTGGTTGTATAGTATTACCAACCACTTCTGTTCCAAGAGAATAAAAAAAAAATGGCTGGAAAAACACGGAATTGGATGTTTACGCTCAACAACCCGGACACTGAGAAAGAACTTGAGTGGCCATTGAATGTGAAAGGCGCATGGTGGCAGCTGGAAAAGGGCGAGCAGGGTACTCTTCATTACCAGGGTTATCTAGAGCTTAGAAATCCTTGTAAGCTTGCAGGCGTGAAGGAGATTCAATGTCTTCAAGGTGCTCATTTTGAACCAAGGCGAGGTTCTAAAAGACAAGCTATCAAATACTGTAGCAAGGAGGAGACCAGAGTGGCAGGGCCGTATGTGTATGGTGAAACTGAGACGGAACAAGGCCAGAGATCAGACATAGACGAATTTTGTAAGGCAGTGCAAGATGGATTAAAGGAGTCTGACGCTATCTTTAGTTTCCCCGGGATGGTGGCAAAATATCCCAGGTTCGTTAAGTCCTTCTTCGAAGCGTGCCGTGTTCGAAGACTTCCTGCGATCGGATTGGTACCAAGAGAGGGTTGGCAGACGGAACTCTTTGAGTATCTCAAGACCGAGCCCCACCCTCGTCAGATCCTCTGGTTTTCCGACCACACTGGAGCTACAGGCAAATCAACGTTTGCCAACTCCACCCCCGACGCCTACGTCGTCACGCCAGGAAAGCACGCCGACATCGTCTACGCATACAACTTCGAGCGGATCGTTTTCTTCGACTGGCCTCGAGATGCAGAGGACCGATTTCCCTATTCAGTTGCCGAATCGTTCAAGAACGGTTACTTCCTATCCACCAAGTACGAAGTCCGACGAGTCAGATTCAGTGTTCCTCACGTTGTAGTGTTTAGCAATAATGACCCAGATTTATTAAAACTTAGTTTTGACAGATTTGTAATTAAACGAATTTAAACTAAAGTAATGAAAGGAACATCCAAGGCCTATCACCAAATACCCCCTCCTTGGAGGGGGCAGGGGGTGGGCATAGCCCGCCGGGCGTCTGACGGCTTACGCGTCCTGATCGGTGGTCAAAAGATCACCGACCACACCAGCCATGTCATCGACGAATTTCAACGCAGTTAAAGCAGTTTCCTGATTATCTACTTGTCGTATAGATTTGTTTGAGTGATGTACAAATCGGCAAGTAGCACGATAACGTGATGTCCATATTAATTTAATTGGTGCAAAAGTTACTTTAGCCGTTGAACCATCATCAACAGGTTGACCAGACCAAACAAGGAAACAGCAGATGGATATGCCCCGTATTACATTAAAGTTTTGAGCGTACATCATATCAATTATACGCTTATAATTTACTTCCTGTTTATGTTCATGTGTGTAACCAGCCGGCATCATTAATTGTTCTACATGGAACGTTTTCCACCTCATATTAAAGTTTTTTAAATCAGTACATCTTGCACCAACAAAATTTTGTTTTTTAGTGTTTGATGTAATTCCTTGATTTTCATTTTCATAACCATTTGTCCATTCAGTGACAGGATTGTTTTGATCAGCAGCACTTACTTTTGAAAATACGTAGCGCAGCTCAACTTTGGCGTCAACCTGTGATTGATTTGTTATTGTTAATTCATGGATGAATTTTTCCAAATAAAGTTTGTATGATTGACTGTCTTGGTCGGTTACCCAATTTCTACCACTTCCATAGCCTAAACCAGCTCCAGTATCCTGTTTTTGAGCGTCGTTGAATTGATCAGAGAGAAGCATCT